AATTAAAATCATGGTAGCACAATGGTCTATTGACAATTTTCATATCATCCAAACTGACCATTGGTGAAAATTTATATGATCTTATTCTAGATGCAATACCAGAAGTAAAATTTTGAGCCACATAATTTTCTATATCTTCACCATATAAAGGTGCTCTTGGATGATATGGTTTTTTTGAAAGAATACCATCTTCAATAAACAATCTTTCTACTTGTTCTGATTTAGATCTAGATAATAATGTTTTTAATGATATTAATTCCCATTCTTTATTTTTTTTATTTGTTGATCCGGTACTTCCACCTTCTATATAATCACCAGAGTTTCTTCCAAACCTTAAAAACACAGGATAACCTTCACTAGAACATGCATTTTGCATAACATAATCCAAATCATCCAATACATTTGAACTAGCAGGGGATGTGTAAAATATATGGTTGTTGTTTTTTGGATTGTTATCAACATAACCATTATCCCATTCAATGCTAAATCTGTTTAATGGTATATTTGGTTTATCTATGGTTCCCCCACCTTCGGTAAATCCAATATTAACAACTTTTCCTCTTTCGTTTTCATATTTTGGATCTATTAAAGACGCAGTATCTATTATAGATTTAATTGCTATATTAGCAGGAATAGAACTTTGAAAGTCATCCAATTCCCAAGGTTCCATATCTCTTAAATATCTCATTTGTGGATAATTCGAAATATATGAATTCAATCCTTGTAATCTTGTTGACCATTCTATATTTCTTTCCAATAAAAATTGATATCTCTCATCCCAAAAATAATATTTTCTTAATTTATCATGATTATTGCCCACTGGCATATCTTCTATGTCATAAATAACACAATCGAACGACATTTCCCATTGTTCTTTTGGTAAAGAATTCGGTTCACTGTAAGAATTAAATGAATTCTTTGTATTTGGAACAGGATATATTTTAAATGATATTTTATTTCTTCCATCTCCTCTAAAAACATAACGAGGATCTATGTTTTTAGAATCGGAGTACAATAATTCTTGATTGCTTTCTGTTATCGATCCTCTGGATATAGTTTCGTGTTTATCATCAAAAACAATCCATCCTTTAACATTCCAATCACTCAAAGATTCTTCAAATGCCAAAGAGTGTACCAATAAAAATGGAACAGCTACTGGTTTTTGATCTTCCAGTTGATTATACATATATATTTCAATATAATATAATTGATCTCTTATCTGATGTATAAAACCAGCTTTTTTAGAATCATTAACCAAAGATTCCATGGGAGATATAACATTTCCCTGTTGTGGTATATTATATTTTTCTCTATCTTCTGGTGTAATAGCATCTTGTGTATTTACATCAAGTGCTGGAAGATTTCCGCTTGCAATACTACCTGTTGCATCTGCCATAATTAACAACTCTCCTCATCTACATTTTTTAATAATTCCACATTTAATTGATTGAATGCAAAAGAAGCAGTACAAGATATTTCACTCGGATCTTGGTGTGAAAAATTTATTTCCGATAAAGAAACCGGAAAAACATGATTGTATTTAAATGCTACTATTTTTTTATTATATTCATCCAATGCATATATAGTAAATTTAGATACCAATTCTGTCATAGGATTTTCCAATTTTGGTTTTTTACTAGATGCCATGATTTCCATATGCACATCTGATTTTGATGTTTGAGAATCATTAAAAATATTTAACCATTTCCAAATTATCCAATAGTTTTTATAACCATTATCTATAAAAAATCTAACATTTAATGGTTGATATGATGGTCTTGATAAAGAAGATGCTTTGTAAACCTGATTATCAAATGGAACATCGATAGAAGGAACACTTACACTAGGAATTGGTGATCCATATGTAGTAAATTGAATTTGATCTGGATGATAATTGTTATCGAGAACATTATCATATTTTGTTTTTAAAAATTTTGGAAGATCCAAAACCATTAAAAATTTATCATTACGTGTTTTATTTAAAATTGCCTGATTCATATTAAAAAATTATAATTGGTCTATATTCTTCTGCTTGTTTTTCTTCTACTATTTCTCTTTTTGGTTCTGGTTTATTTCCCCAATTCAAAAGCCAATTTGTTAATTCTGCCTGTTCTTGAGCAAGTGTTATTGGTTCATTCACATTAAATTTTCCAACGTGTGATATACTTGTATTTATCGATGCGCTTTTTTTAAATTGAGAAACAGCACCACTCAATAAAGGACTCTTTTTCAACAAATCTGAATTGTCGGAAAATGGTTTTATTTTTAAGGGTTTTCCTTGATCATCGGTATCAGCAATAACATAATATTTTGATGCTATGGATGGTTCTAATATGAAAATACCCCAAATTAAAGATAATACTCTATCGTCTAAATCATCATCTTTTCTTTTACTGTATGTATAATTTTCATGTCTAACGAAATTATTAAGTTCCAGTAAAGTATCGATGTCATATAATCTAACCGCATTTAAACTATTGACCCAATATCTAAAATTGGTAACACCTCTATATTTTGTATTGGTATGGTTGTGTATACCAAAACGATTTTCATTATTATAGTGTTTACTGAATCCTTCAAAATGATATGAAACCACCGATTCGTAGTTATGAGTGTGACAAAGAACATCCAACACCTGTTGTCCGTTATTATTGTTCTCAACAAGTATAGGAGGACGCCCCCAATCTTCCAGAATGCCCATTAAACGTGTTCCAAAGTGAAAAGGACTCATTGAGTTGGTTGCATATATAGCAACTTGTTTAATACTGGTTAAATCGGATATGTCTAATATCTGAGCAACTGTATTGGAACGACCGATTCCCTCCCCAACGTCAACACCAATAGCATAAAAAGATTCTGGATTCGGTTCTTGAAATACTTTGTAATTTCCATTGTCCATTACCAATATAGGTTCCTTACATTGGGCTTTTAATTCGATTAAAAGATTAGGATCAATAGCTGTTTTATTTGGATCATGGAATACATTGGCAAATTCTTGATCAAAATCGTCTTGAGAACCCATAGCGGAAATGGTTTCTTTCTTCCATTCCTCGTCACGACCTGGCACATCCCACCAATTAACTACTTCCAAATGCCAATCACTATTTTCTTTTTGTGATTCTTGATACAATTCATAAAACTTATTATCCGTACCATTTGGTGTACTAATAATAACCAATTGTGACTTTTTAGATGATGAAATAATAGGAATAGCAGATTTCCACAACTCATTCATGAGTTCATTTGGACAATGTGCCATTTCATCAATAATAAGAAGGTTACTTGTAGATCCGCGAGGACCAGCAGAAGAGGTTGTACTAATTTTTATAGAAGAATCATTTGCCAATTGAAAACCATCTTTTCTCCATGATTTAACACTTGGCTTCATCCAAACCGGAAGTTGTTCAAATGCCATTTTTATTCTTTCGAATATTTCTTTAGCGGTAGATTCTTTATTTGCTACAATAGTAATACGTTTATCGTTTTGAAAACATACTATCCACAATGCATAAATTGTTATGGTTGTAGTTTTTCCAGACTGTCTACTGGAAAGTACAATATTAAATCTTTCATTTTTAAAAGCTTTTAATAATCTTTTTTGATATTTATAAAGTTCTATCTTTTTCTTACCTTCATCCAAGGTTGTTATATAAAAATATTGTTCTGCAAAGTGTAGAATGCTTTTGTTACAAAGCTTCAATTCCTCGATCATGGAATCCGTCCATTTAAATTGAGAATTTCCTCTTAGTAAATTTTCGTTTCCTTTATAAAACGAACCATCTACTAAAATATCTTCTGGATCGATTTCGTCTTCGATTTCTTCTATTTTTTTCTTTCTTCCCATGTATAATAAATACTTATGTAAATAATGAAAAAATTAAACACCAAAGATTTTTTTAATAAAATTAAAATAAATAAAAATTATGATTATATATTTGAATATCAATCAAAATGGAAATTTTTTGAGTTAAATTTAAATAGTAAAAATGGAATTTGGAATACTTTACAAGATAAAATAGAAGAAGTTTGTGAAGATTCAATTATATCAGCGGATGATATTGATAAATTTTTAGACGAAAATCCAGATATTGAATTTGAATTCGAATCTTTTTTACATATTATGCCAGAAATTTTCTTCTTTAAAAAAGAAGGAAAATTATACTGTTACACATGCAATATAGTAGAAGCAGAAAATAAAAATTATTCCCATGTCATAATAAGATGCTTTTTTGATACTAAGGAATTTTTTAATTTTTAATCTGACTCTTTATTTCATTTAAAATTATATAGATATATTCAGATTTTAAATACTTTATCTTTGTTCCTGCCTCTGGCATTTTAATAGGATTTATGATTTGATTATAAGAACACAATATCCACCACAATTCCATTGTTCCATATATTTTATATGATATAGAAACCCATGTATCATTATAATCAACCACATATTCACCTTCAATTTGTGAATTTTCAGATGGAAAAATGTTTATGTTTCTTAATAAATTATAAAAACGCATATCACTTTCTGTATCATTATAGATATTGAAGAAATTTTCGTATCTATAAACAGAAAGTTTCGGTAAATCATTTATATTGTTTTGAGTTTCCATATTTTATTAAGGTGGAGTAGCAACAGCAGAAGGTTTACCAGCAGTTTTTGGTTTATCATCAGAAGGAGTTCCTGATCTTTCGAAAGGATCTTTACTAAAATTTTGTAGTGCATTAAGTGTAGCACCCAAAGCTGCCGCAGCACCGCCATTAATATTTTCAATGGTTCCTATAACATTAACAGAATTTTTACCTATTGCTCCTGCAAAAATATTTGAAGATGATTCGACCAATTGTTTTAATTTTATAGTAACCCTATATGCTTCCGGTGTTAATATGGTAGTACCATTTTTATATTCAGATAATTCTCTGGTTGTTCCGATACTTTCTATATCTAAAGTTTCAACATATGCGGCTGGCCAATCCAATCCACCTAAACAATTTTGAGTTTTTACCTGATATATTTTAGGAGGAACATATGTTAAAAATGTGGTTCTGGTTTTTAAGTTTTGAAAAGTTAAAAGAGAAACTAGTTGATAGTTATCATATGCTTCTTTTATAGAAACTGTGTTATATAAAGGAAAAGTTATAGTAATAGATTCTGGTGTAGTACCAGTAAATCCATTAACTTGTTCAACACCGGGTTCTCCAATAAAACCAATACCGAAAGAAACTACCTTTCCTAATCCTTCGCCAACTCCATTACTAGCTTTTTGACCACCCATACCAAGAATTGTATTTAAATCAAAACTACTCTTTCCCCAACTATTACTAATAGTCCTAATATTGTCACCATTTTTTATTAAAAGTGGCAAATTATATTCAAAATCAGTTGGTTTAGCATTATATAAAATCGTATAAGGATCTAGTCCACCAGTGGTCCAACTGGCGGCAGTATTTGCTAATCGTGCTAACATCTGAACCCATGCGCCAAATTCTAATTCAAATTCTTTTAATGTAACAGAAGGAACTTCATCAATGCTACCTGCATTTTTCCATCTAAAATCTCTTACAACATCAATTCTTCCACCACCAGAGGGACGAGCTTCCCATACTTTTTGTCCAAAGCTTACGCCGGGTATATTGATAGTGAATGGTTTTTCTTGTAAGGTAAACATAACAATATTTATTAGGCAAATTCACCTTGGATGGATCTTCTAAAATTATATATAGAATCCGGTCTTGTTCCACTTAAAATAACATCCAACATATTACCTTCAGAACCACCAGATCCATTCACAACCGAAACATTTGATGCATTAGATTTATTTTTTTCTATTGATTCTGGTATTTTATAAATTCCTTTGTTTATGGATTGTGCTAGTAAGGTCAATTCTTTTAATGCTACGTCAAATACTCCACCCGTTTTATATCCTAATACATTATCATCTGGATGTAAAACATTCGCAGTATTTGTATTTTTATCATACAAAATGGAATTTCCTTCGGTACTTGTCATTAGACTTTTGAAAGAAAAATCATCTCGGTTTACTTGTTTTGGTTTATTTTTGATAAAATTTCCTTTATCATCATAATTTTCATCTAAATATTTTTCTTCATCGGAAGTTAACCCTCCGATATTAAGTTCTTGTAATTTTTTATACTTCTCTGTTTTTGTTGGATCGAAATTTTTATCTATAACTTTATCATAGGCACTATCCTCTAATTCAAATGCTACTCTCTTACCCATTTTTGCCCCCATACCACCAAAATCATAGCCACCCGTAACGTTCCCGTTTTTGTCTCGCTCTCCACCCGTTAATTCTCGCATGAAATTTCCGACAGTATTTTCAGTTTTCCATCCCTTTCCAGTTATAAGGTTCCATATACCAGTTGCGCCTTCTGATAATATACCAAGCAAAGATGCTATCCCATCACCTAATCCAAAAAAAGCAGCAGTTAAAACGGAAAGTCCTTTTTCAAAAACATTTAAATTTTTATTATCCCAAACTTCAAATAATGTTTTTCCAGCGGCTATAAGTGGATCTAAAACAACTAAAAATACTGAAAGTTTACTGGCAAAACTTAATATATTACGAATGATTGGCAATCCAGCTGCGGATTTTAACATTCCAACTAAACCTTTTCCTATTTCATCTATTATACCATATAAAGGTTTAACGGAATCGCTTAAAAAGTTTAATCCTCTAGCAATAAAGTCAAATATTGGATTAATTACACTTTCTGCTTTAGTAAAAACATTTTTTGTTACATCCGTACCAGTTTCTAAAACTTTTACTCCAAAACTTTTGATACCATCATATATTTTGTCAAGCGTTGATAAATCTTTTACTGTTTTTTCAGCAGAAGCTATTTGTTTTGCTTTAGCAGCATCAGCAACTTCATCAACATTTATAAAATTTTTTATTTCGTTCATCATAGATGTCCATTTTTCTTTAAAAGGATTTAAAATAAATTCATCTAAATATGATTTGAAATAAAACCCAACATCTTTTATTGTATCTACAACCTTACCCAATTTAGTTTTCATCCATTCCGCTAATTCATCTAATTTTAAAAAGTTTTTAATTCTATCGCTCATAAGTATCAAATCATCAACTTTGCTTAACAAATTTTTATTAAAAGAAATTAATATATCTTTAAAATTTTTAAATGATTTTATTAAATCTGATATATACGTTATTATTCCTGCTATAGTTCCACCCAAAAGAGTAAACAATAATCCTAACCCACTACTACCAGATTCATCTTCTTTTTTACCATCATTGTTTTTAAATTTTTTAACAATTTTTCCTAAATTATCACCCAAAACATTACCAAGTTTACTGATAGTTTCATCAGTTAATGAAACAGTAGGTAATGCTTGTGTTAAAAGTTCTTGTTCTTTAAATTTATTAGAAGTTTTATTTGGATCAATGACAGAAGATACAGTAGAATTGTTTAATGCAGTATTTTGTTTTTCATTTGAAGAAACCGAATTTAAATTTAAATTTTCTAATTGTTTATCTAGAATTTTTTTTGCCTTCTCACTATATTCTTTATTTAATGCAATAACACCCATTGGGTCATTTATATTACTTAAAACTTTTTTCTTTGATTCCTCGTCGTTTATAACATTATCTATTTTTTTATAGTGATCCTTTACTTTTTTAAAAACAGGATTTACATAGCTATCTTTAAATTCTTTTTTTAAATTTTGAAGATAATCTACACCATTTTCATCCGATGTAATAATTAAATTTAAAAATGCCTTGGAATCTATTTGATTTCCAGCGAATTTAGATAATATTTCCTCCAATGAATCAGTATTAATCATATACTAATACTTAGAGAAAAATATATGTTTTAG